TTTTTAAAAACAAAAACGTTCTTTTTTTATCTGTGTGATCTGTGTTCATCTGTGTCCTACCTGTATTTTCTTCCGTGCGTTAGATGATCCGCCTGCCAGCTCGGCGTAACGTCCCGGTCCATTGTGACGCTCGCCGCCACCGTTTTCCCTTCCTCGATGCCGATGTGATTATAATAAAATGTGCGGTACATCTGGCTCCTGGCCGAGTACTCCGACGCTTTGCTCTTATGGTCCACGCTGTCCGCCGCAATGGTGCTGTCCTGGTTTTGCGCATAATAAGTGGCCAGCAGATCGCAGACGTAAGCGGCAGCCAGGGCCTGAACCGCCTCTTCATCCATCGCCTTGACCGTGCAGGTCTCAACCACCCCAACGAGACCGAACGCATGGAGGGCCGTGTATGTGACTCGCATGTCCTCGGTCTCTACCGGTTTATCCTCCAGGAACCGGAGCACCGGGCCATCAGGCAATTGCCTGACCGTCCACTCGTCATCAGGGAGGATGTTCGGCAGAGGCTGCGTATCATCGATCGGATATTCCACTTCTTTGATGATCGAAAACCCATCGCTCCAGGATGCAAGGATCGGCGTAGCCCCAATCAGCTCATAGTCGAATCCGCCGTCCCCGGTCGCATCCTCGACCAGTACGAGCGGTTTATGTCTGGAGTGGGTTTTGAGCGCCATTCCGACGGCCAGGATCTTATCCGCCTCCCCGAGCGGCAACTCGCCCTGAACCATCTGATCGACCGCCGCTGTATAATCCGCTTGCGTTGTCATCAGGAATATCTCCTATCTCCACCCCTAGCGTGCGCAAAATCGCCCCGTGGCTGCGACTTTGTCATGTTTTCAGCCATTCCTAGCCATGCACACCCCACGAGGGCCAGGGGGGCCTCGTGGAACGTGAACCACCCCACGCAGGAAAGAGCCGTCGCTGCCAGCCCTGCCGCGATCCGGACCCCGTTCTCCGTCCTTCCGGTGCACCTGGTGATCGAATGCCCCAGGGAAACGAGGAATACGGTCAAAAATAACAGCGTCTGCACCCCCATCTCGAAAAGAGCCTGGAGGTACTCGTTGTGGGCGAATTCCCAGTTTGCGGCCACGCGTGGATCTCCGGCGATGAAATACGGGAAAATCTCCCTGAAGGAGCCGAGCCCCCGCCCGAGGGGCGCGGAATCCACCGCTTGGAGGATGTGCGCCCAAAGAGGCCACCGGAGATCGTTCCTTGTGTTGGCGAGCGGATCAGCCACTAGGAGGAACAGGCTCACAAAGGTCAACGTACCTCCTAATAGGGCCACCCGTCCGCTCTTCCTCATCTCGATCATCCCGAAGATCAGGAGAGCGGCTGCAGCCGACACCATCGCCGTGGTACTGCCTGCAGCCCAGATCGCACATCCAATCAGGATGAGGCAGGGCCACCAGGCGTCGAAAAAAGCAGGCAGGCATAGGGCCAGCCAGGATGCCGCGCGTCACGATCTCGACGACGGCTCCAGACGCCCCTCCCTTGCCGACCACGCCGACTGCGGGCCTGAGCGTGGATGCGTCCGCACCCGCCTTGTAAGCATAACTGTTGGTTGCGAGGATGCACACTACGTCGCCCGTGGCGAGCGTCTCCCCTGCCGTGGCCGAGAACTTTTCGTATTTCGCCTTCCAGTACTCGGCCGCCTGCGCATTCGTCGCCATGACCATCATGGCGGTCATAATCGCCAGCGCGATGATCAGGCTCCATCCCTTTCTCAAGTAAGTTTTCATTTCCTCCTCCTTTTCTTTCAGGCGGGCGCGAACAAACAACGTTCGTCGCCCCCGCCGCTGTTTCTCCTGTCTACTGTCTTCTGTCTCCTGTATTCTGTTTTTATCCTGCTACCACTGCCTTGTAGCCGGATCTGAAATCAATCGTATGACCGGCGTACTCATGACGGATCTTGTGCCGGATCTTGTCTGCCACGAAAACCTGTTCCGCCTGGGGCGAATCGGCCAGGAACATCTCCGGCTCTTCCCTGCCGTTTAGGTAGCCCATTTCGATGATGTCCACAACGGTCGGTGGCAGAAGCATATACCAGTCGGTTGCATCCGTCAGGAGCGGATGAGTATGCGCCATGACCTTATTAAGCAGCGGGTTGGGGATCTTGGTGGTCAGGTCATTGGCCGTGTAATATAAGTCCTCGGTCTCGATCCGTCCCATCTCGTCCATCAGCTCGATCGGCCCGATCAGGTTCAGTTTAATGCTCCGGTCGGCCAGAAGACCCAGCCGCTCGCCCGAATCTTTCTCGGTGAAAGCCGCGATGGCCTGGTACGCGATCAGCGCGGTCGCATGGGTGAGAGCCGCAGCGCCGAGATTCAGGTGGGCGCCTGCGCCGGTGAACATGGCCGTGCCGTCCGTGCAGGTCCAATTATTGATCAGCATGGTCCACACGTATTTCCCGTGGGTCCGCCTGGCTGCGCGGCCCAAACCTCGCACCACCCTCTGCACGATGCTGATGTCGTCGTTGATGATGGTTCTCCGGGTAATGGTCAGGATATTGCCGAACTGACCGACGTTATACGATACTTCCTCATCGGTCACGGGCGCGATCTCCACGTAGTCCGCGACTTCAGGATCCACAACGGCCAGGTCGGGAAACCCTCCCACGAGTACCGCTTCCTGTGCGCGGAAATCCCTGACCGGTTTCCTGATGGAAATGACCAGGCTCTCCAGGTAATCGAATTCGCGGTATTCTTTCACGAGCCTCCGGCCTAGGGTGTTGCCGAGCATGAAGGTGAACGTGGCGCTATTGATGTCCATGTTGGCCCGCAGGTCAGGCGGAAGGCCTTTCCGGTTGAACTGCCCTGTGACTTCGGGATCGCCCGTAAAGAACGCATACATTTCCCTGAGCCCGGAGAAAGCGGGTATCTTATCGTAATCGGCGAAATCCTGCGTTGCTCGCATATCCGTGAAAAAAGGTTGGTGGTCGAGCCGTTCCATTTTGGCGAGCTTGACCATATCGTCCTTCGTAAGATTGAACATGCGATCCACCGCGATCTGCGCCTTCTGCACGCTCCCGATGCCCACGCGAATCCCCGATCCGGAGATCGGGTCACCTGCAGTCGCGACCGTCATTTTGGCGAGATAGTCCTTCTCGTCCGCGATCGCCTTGTCGAGATCCGCCTGCTCGAACTTGCGGCTTTTGAAAAGACTCCGCATCCGCTTCTGCGCGTGCTCCGGAAGTTCGCTCTTTTTGAGCGTCTCATCAAGCGCCATCTCGCAACGCCAGATGTCCATCTCCTCCTTGGTCACGAACTGCTTGCCTTCTGGATCCTGGATCCTGGATCCTGAATCCTTCTTTTCTGGCTCCATTGCCATCCGGGCCAGGCCGACAACCTCGTCGTCGGTCACCTTCTCAAAGATTTTGTCCTTGAGGAGGTCAGGCCGTTTCGCAAGAATCGCATCCCACAACTGCTTCTTGTCCATAATCCTTCCTCCTTGATATTGGGCCTGCATTGAGGCTACGGCCCGAATGAATTTCCCGCCCGCTGCCGGACGGGTGACGATATCGACAGAGTCCACGCTCAGAAACTTCGCCAGTTTCATGACGGGCCTCCCTTCGATCACTGACTTGCTCGCACGCACGGGCGCGTCATATGAGAGCCCGTATACCGCGCCCCCCGACTTGATGCCGTCGAGCAGGTTCTTGCCGATCCACTTGAACGAGTCCACCAGGTGGAGTACGCCCTCGATACCTTTGCCGGCTACGTGTCTGACGTTGTCGATCCACCCCGCCTTGTTTTTGACCAGGAGCGATTTGATCGGGAAGAGGCTGTCGTCAACGTGCGTCGCCCCGTGCGGCATTTCGTAGAGGTTGACGTCCACCCCTTCGAAGAGGGATGCGCCTTCTCGCAGCGCCTCATCCGGATGATACCAGCCATTCAAAGTGAAGCCGGGCTCGCAGATGACAACGTCCCATGCCGTCCCCTGCGGGTCCCTGGCCTGCTTCAGCCGGATCATATCGGCGAATACGTCATCCATCTCAGCCTGCTTGGAAACGACCTCGACCCAAACCTTCTCGACCTCGGTTGCCTGGTCGCCGAGCTGCACTTTCCCGTCGAGGATGGAATACGAGAGCCGATAGTGCTTACCCTCTTTCTCGTAGACCAGGTATCCGCCATAAACCTGAGACAGATACGCATCTTTGTCTTTATCCTGCAGTGCGGCCCAGATCATGTCCCGCACGTCATCAAGGCTCACATCAGCCTTCGCCCGCTCATCCATGACTAACTCCTTTCGAGGACGCAGATTTTCACAGATTACACGGATTTCTATTTTCTATTTTTTAAAAACCTTAATCTGCGTTGATCTGTGTTCATCTATGTCCTGATTATTTCTTTATTCCCGTGATGGGTTTCATCTTCTTCCTGATGATCCCGTCCACCCGAATCGGATCCAGGAGCCCGACTTCATCCCCTTCCTTCCAAGTCACCTTTGCCCCGCCGTTGGTCACAATGGTGACTGTGCCGTTTCGCACGGCGGAACCGACGACATACTTGTCCTCGATCCCATAAGCCTTGCATGCCTTTTTCACCAGATCTTTTTCAATTTGCTGGCTCCTGGATTTCTGCTCCTGGTTCCTGACTCCTGATTTCTCTTCTTCCATCGTTCATCCCTCCTCTTCCGAAATATACGTCCTATCAGACCTATTCGACTTATACTCCCCGCGCTAATCGTAGATTGCGCGGTTCGCATACGCTATTGGCTCCCCCTTTGGCACCGACTCCCAATCCTTGAGAGTGAGCACGTGCGTTCAGGCGCAATTGACCACCTCGCTCGCCGGCAACCCCGGCGCATGCGGATAAGGGATGCCCCCCGGAAAATTCTCGTCCACCGGCACCATGACCCCGTTGAGCGCCGCATGGTTCGGCCTCGGATGAAACTTTCCGGAGCTGATCCACTTTTTCATCCACTGGAGCTCCGGGTTGTTATGGGCCGTCCCCTCCGCCCTGGCTTCCCTGGCCGCGCTGTTGACCCGCGCCATCTCCGTTCGCGTGATCGCCTCGGCCCTGGATCCGATCGTCCCAAACACGCTCGGGTCGTCTAGGTTGCGGCCTACTGCCCTCATGACCTCCTGCACGGGTTTCGCGCCCATGATGCCGAGTGCGATCTCGCTGTTGATTTTCTTGGCCGCATCGGCCGTGAGCCCTCCGATCAAATCAGCCGAATAGCCCTGCAGGATCTCCAGTGCCGAGCGCGAGATCTCTGGCGCCGCCGCCCGGATCCCGACGAACTGAAGGGGAGAGTCCACCATATCGATTCCCGCGTTCCACATATTGTTGAGGGCGACTTCCTGCTCGCTGCCGTAGCGTTGTTTAAAGGTCGTTAAAGCCCTGTCTACCGCCTCTTTAAGCTGGGGGATGTAGTACATATCCCACTCGGTGGAAGCGACCCTAGCAGCCACCTCGCTCCTGGCGTTTTCAAGCAACTGGACAACCTTCTCGACTTTGCTGTCCTCCAGGTCACCGACCTTATCGATCAGCTCCTGGAGCTTCTTGTTGTATGCTGCCTCACGTCTCGTCACTTCGCTTCGCTCCGTTTAGGCTCAAAGCTCAACCTTTTTTCTATGCCGCTAAGAGCCAGAAAATCTCTTCCTCGTCCCAATTTTGGATTGTCCTGACGTCGGCCTTTCCCCTAAGGATGGCTCCCCCTATGGAAACCACATTAAAGGCTCTCGATACCCTAACATCAGCGACCCCTCTGGCCACCGCCCCCCCTTCACACGCTGCTGTCCGCGATCGGGCAA